TTAGATTTGGCACGAGGGGGCAACGCTCACTGGATTTTCCACAGGAGCATCGAATCGTATTTTATTATCTTTGAAATGCATGATTAAATTCATGTCGACATCTACTCCATGTTTTTCCATCCCGGTTTTGATAATAAAAGCGTCTTCTAAAAAACCATGCATATTTATCATGTCATTCTCCATTTTATTTGATACTGCATCAGGATTTCTAAAATTAGATAATATGTATTTGCTCACTGACTTGTATAAATCAGACGCTGAATATCCATCTATATTTACAACATAAAAATCTTTATCATCTTCAGAGATGAATCCATTCTGAGTTGATTTGAATTGAGCATTTAAACAAAACGGGAAAATGATAAAAAATACAAACAATAATTTCTTCATGTTATAAAGTTTAAGTTATCACGCAAAGTTATAAAATAGATTTTAATATAGGAATATCTATCCTTTTATCTCTTCTAGTAATTTTTCGATATCGTCAATGGAATTGATTTCGTAAGTGCGTCCTTTCGCCCTTATTGCTCCCACAATTCCATCGCTTACGAATAATTCAGAAATATCTACACCTATTGTTGATGCTATTTTCTCCAATGTCTCAACGGTAGGGTTGCCGTTGATGCTATTGGTGAGAGACACCCTATTAACACCCATAGCCTCCGATAAAGACTGTATAGTGTATCCTTTTTCCTTCAAAACCTCTTTTACTCTTAAAGACATATAGTAGTAGTTTATATATTACATCACAAAAGTAATCAAATGTAATATTCATGTTACTTTTTAAATGTTAAAGTAATGTTAAAGTTTCTTTTGTGTCTTGTTTAGTGTAATGTTTATGTTACATTTGCATCAACAAAGTAATTTAAATGTTACAACAATGAAAACTCGCTATAATCTATCAAAAATAATGAAGTTGGCACATCACATGATGAAGTACGAAGGCTTTAATAGATCAGATGCTTTAAAACTGGCATGGTCTAAAGCTAAAAGAAGCGAGTTCTATTTGATTATCGAAGTTCGCAAGCCGTCAATCAATTTTGAATATGATATGTCGGGAGCAGCTAATTATTACGCATCAAAACAAAGCGGTGCTTATACAGGAGACTGATAAAAACCGAACTTTTAAACAGTTAGAGAACTGTTTGATTCCCGAATCCAAAATCTTAGGACAAGGATATAGGACTAAATAAATTTGCATTAGAAACAAAATTCAACAAGTGGAACGGTTGATAAAAGATATAAAGAGTTTCGATTTTAGCTGTATCGTTCCACAATAGTACGGCTTTAATCGGGGCTCTTTTCCTTTTTAGAATCAATTAATAAATATATACAGTCATGGAAGAATTAGTAAAACGAAATGAAAATGGACAGGCTATTACAAGTAGTTTGTTAGTGGCTCAAAAGTTCGGTAAAGAGCATAAGCATGTAATTGAATCTATTAGAGAGTTATTGAGGACAGCCGAAAATTCGGCTCTCCTATCTATGTTCGTGGAATCCACTTATTTGACAGTCCAAAACAAAGAGATGCCTATGTTCATCATGAATAGAGACGGATTTAACCTTTTGACTATGGGGTTCACGGGGGTAAAAGCCTTAAACTATAAATTGGAATTTATCGAAGCTTTTAATAAAATGGAAGCGATGCTAACTTCGGATGAGTATATATTAATGCGTTCTCGTCAAATATTGGAGCAAAAAGTATCTATGTTGGAAGCTCGCACGGAAGCCCAAACAAAAATCATTCAAGAACAAGCTCCGAAAGCAGAGTATTACGATAACACTCTAATGAGTAAGGATGCTATGACCACAACACAGATAGCAAAAGAATTAGGGATGTCCGCTATCACTCTCAATAAACGGCTAAAAGATTTAGGGGTGCAATACAAAGTCAATGATCAATGGGTATTATATGCTAAATATCAGGACAAGGGATACACAAAAACAAGCACTTATACAGAAATCATCAATGGAGAGAGTAAAACTTATGTAAGTACCGTATGGACTCAAAAAGGGCGTGAGTTTATCCATTCTCTCATAAATGCCCGTCAAGCAGGATAACAAAATAACGAACATTCCCCATACTGTTTGTCCAAAGCCTACTAATCACATGGTAGGTTTTTTTCGTGTCTGTACCTTTAAAGTAAAAAGGAAAAGACGATGGCAAATTCGGCAATAAATATAAGTGCAAACGCTCAGGAGGTAATCAACCTCAGAAAAAGGATCGATGAATTAAAGGCTGCTTTATCATCCATGAGACGGTCTACTGATCCTGCTGCATATGATAAACTAAACAGAGAGTTGCAGACGTCTAGCATCAGGTATAATCGTCTTGTCGGGGATTTACAAAGGTATGTTTCCCAACAGCAACAAGCAGAAAGGGCAACAAGAGGAACGGAATCCTCAATGTCTAATATGCAGAAAATGTTACTGCAAATAGGGGGCACAACAGCTCTTATTGCATTAGGTAAGCAGGTTATAGATGTAAGAGCCGAAATGCAGATGTTAGAGCAATCCTTTGATGTGTTGTTAGGAGGAAAGGATGTGTCAAATTTCATGTCCCAGCTCAAACAATTCGCAGTAGATAGTCCATTGTCGCTTACTGGTGTCGCAAATGCTGCTCAAACCCTATTAGGATTTAATGTTGAAGCAGACAAGACCATCCCTATTATTAAACAAATAGGGGATATTTCAATGGGGAATGAAGAACGATTTAAGTCTTTAACTCTCGCTTTTGCCCAAATGTCAGCAACAGGAAAACTAATGGGGCAAGATCTACTACAAATGATTAATGCCGGATTCAATCCTTTACAGGAAATATCATCCAAGACGGGAAAATCTATTGCAGATTTAAAGAAAGAAATGGAGAATGGATCTATTTCATCTCAAATGGTCGCTGATGCATTTGCTTCTGCAACAGCTCAAGGAGGTAGATTTTATGGAATGACCGAGAAACAAGCTCAAGGTGTTAAGGGTTTACAGGCTCAACTTGATGGAGGTTTGCAAGATGCGTTTAATGAAATAGGTCAATCTCAAGAGGGAATAATTGCAGGTGGGTATAAGATGTCTATATCCCTTGTCGAAAACTACGATAAAGTCGGGAAAGCTTTAATCGCCATAGTATCGGCTTATGGAGTATATAAGGCTGCTCTAGTCGCATCTATTGCCTTAGAGAGAGTTAAAACTACTGTTGCTGTATATGATATTGCTACAAAACAGCTACAATTAGGACTAACATTGAAGAATATTGCAGCACAACTAGCCTTAAATAAGGCAATACTGGCAAATCCTTATGCCTTGGCTGCGTCCTTGATTGTCGGCTTAGTAGTTGCGACATGGGCATTATACGATGCGACTACAACTCAGGAAAAAGCTCAAAAACGACTGAATGAAATCAACGAAGAAACGAAAAAACAAAAGGAAGAATTATCCGGTCAAACTGAACAACTGATTGGCACAATCAATGCTGAAACTAAATCCAAGTTAGATCAGATCATAGCTTATAAGGAATTGCAAGGTTTATTTCCTGCTTATTTAAAGAATATGGATTTAGCAATATTCAAAGCAATGAAGCTCGCCGATCAACAGGCTCTTCTTAATAATGCAATGAATGAAAATGAAGCTAATAACCTTAACAATCAACTGAAAGAGTTGCAATCCATGTATGATCGTCTAAATTCAACCAGTGGTAATGGATTTGGAGGTCTAAGTGAAGGCGTGAAAGTTATTGACGAAATCAGAGAAAAGCTCAAACTAACTTATGATATTGATGTCCCGACCTATCTGAAAACCCAGATTGATCTGTTACGAAAACAGAGAGATGAAATACAAAAGAATAAGCAGGAAGCTGAGATCAGAAACAAGCCTGAAGCTGAACAGATAAAGTATATAAACGAGCAATTAGACATTCTGAATAAAAAGAAATCTGCGATAGAAGAAATTGCTACCAAAGCAGAGAACCTACCTACTCCGTTTCAAAAAATGGCTCTTAAAGCTCGTGATGCTCTTTCTGAAATTCTTGGTATTAATAATGAAATAAGTCGTTTACAAAATTGGCTTGGAGCTGTAAAAGGAACAACAGGAGCTAATTATCAACAAAGCTATAAAGATGCCGAAAAGAATTATAAAGATGCACAGAAAGCAGTTGCATCTATAAAAAAAGATAGCAAAGCGACGGTTGATGAATATAATAAAGCGATTGCTGCAGAAAAAAAAGCTAAAGAGGATTTCGAAAAACTCGGTGGTCAGACCAAAGTTGATAAGTCAGGCGAATCAAAAGCAAAAAGAGCCAAAGAACTAGCCAATGATGAAGCTGAACTTCGCAAAAAGCTCGCTAATGAATCTTTGCAGGCTGAACTTGATCATGAACAAGCCATACTCGATGTAAACAAGCCATACTCGATGCTAAAGAGGATTCTTACAAAAAGCAATTTCAGCTCAATGATCTGAATTACAGAAAAGAACTCCAAAAAATCAAAGAGTACAACGATCAGAAAATGAAGGAACAAGCCGATTTCATTACGAAATTTGGTAAAAAAGCCTTACCTGAAGAATTGACAGATAAGTCAATTAAAGAGCAGGTAACAAAGAAAACCAATCAGGCTCAATATAATTATGAAGCAGCTGACAGCAAAACCGAAAAGCAACGTCTTGAAACCGATAAGCAAGCATGGAATGAATATCTGAAAGCATACGGAGACTATGAAGATAAACGTCTGGCTATTATTGAAGAGTATCGTGAGAAGATAGGCAAGGTTCAGACGCAGGGTGAGAAAGCCCTTCTTGCCGGAAATCGGGATAAAGAACTTCAAGACTTAGATCAAACTCTGATCGAAAAATCTGATTTATGGGTTCGCCTGTTTGATGATGCCAGCAAGCATACTACAGGCTACATCACAGAGACAATAAAAAAGATTCAACAGCTTATTGATTATATGAAAGGAGTCGAAGGTGTTGAAATTCCTATCGGCTTTACACCTGAACAGATTGAATCTTTAAAAAAAGATCCGGAAAAGGTAAAAGAAATCCTCAAAGGGCTGAAAACTCAGGTAGACGAACTCGATACGCGAAATCCTTTCAACAGTCTTATTCAAGGGTTCAAGGATTTAAAGAAAGCAGGTAAAGATACCGAGAAACAATATACGGCCACCAATAAAATAATAAAAGGGCTAGAAGGTGTTCGTGAAGTTGTCGGACAACTAAATACAGCTTTTACCGATCTTGGGATGGATTCGGAGAGTTCACTATCCAAGGTTATGACAGTGATGGATCGAACCGCATCAATGGCTCAAACCGGAGCTCAAATAGCAGGTCCTTGGGGAGCTGCTATAGGTGGAGCTATAGGACTAACAACAAGTTTATTCTCGGTTCTTAAAAAGAATAAAGCTGCTGAAGATACAGAGCAATTACAGGACGTTACATCCAAGATTGAGACCACAAATAATTCAATTAACCGACTGCTTGAAAAACGTATCGACCTCATTAATGAAGCAACAGCAGCCGAAGCCGGATATCTGAATACGCTTACACAGGAACAGATCAAACAGCAACAAACCTATGTTCAGAGTATGTTTGATCGTCTTTCCGGCAATGAGATTTTCGGAAAGAAAGGAAAGAACAATAACCTTTCTCTATCCGCTCTGATGCAGAAAGAAGGATTATCCTCTATGGAGGAGTTTGTGGAATGGTGGAATTCAAACGGGGTTAATAAACTGATCGGTGAAGGCTACGACTTAAAAAACGAGGATCAATGGCAATCTATTGTTGATTCATGGGAAGAATTATCAGAAGCAGCGGAAAATGCCGAAAAAGCATGGAAAGAAACAGCAACCGGAATTTCTTTTGATTCTCTAAAAGATAGCTTGGATGATTTAGTTCAGGACGTCAACACTACATTCTCAGATATATCTGATTCTTTTGAAGATCATATGAGAAATGCCGTCATGAACTTTGTAAAGAGTAGCTATTTAACAAAGGCTCTCCAAGATTGGTATGATAAGTTTGCAGAAGCCTATTCTGATGACGTATTGACCTCTGATGAAGTAGATGCATTGCAAAATATGTATAATGAAGCTTATAATAAAGCTCAGGACATGTACGATTCCGCATTGAAAGCAGCAGGAGTTAGCAAAGGATCCACATCTCAGTCATCTTCATACGGCACATCTACATCTATGGATCAGGAAACAGGAGGTGCTATATTAGGACGATTGACCGGAGTGCATGAAGAATTGATCGGAATAGGTCAGAATGTCGGATATATTGCTCAATGGAATCAACCAATGGACGAGAAGTTTAACGTGGATGTTCTTCGTGCTCCTATTGATTCGCTGAATGAATCTTGCCAAAGGATAGAGCTAATGATGGAGGAAAATAGAAATATCGCTTTACAAACCTTTTATGTGGTTAAAGACATTAAAGTAGACACTTCGAATTTATCAGAAATAAACGATAAGCTTGGTAGAATAGAGAATAATACTAAAGCATTTAAAGGTAAGTGAAATATAAAAGGCAATCAATCCGATTGCCTTTGTTTTATAATTAATACTATTGATGATACGTTCAATGAATCATTACAATATTATATTTTCAATCCCATCAATGCTTCCGTTTGGATCAAAAGAGAGCTTCCAGCATTTAATAGTGTAATAATCGGAGCTCCAAGAACCTATGGTCGGAACTTGAATTGATTTGTCAATAAGTAGTTGATGGTATAGTTTTCCTCCAACATAAATATAAAAAAACGACAGTGGATATTTCTCTGCACCGCCTTTAGTTGCTGATTTTATTCCAGAATTATATGAGCTAAATACCATTGTCACATTTCCAAATATTGATGATGACGTCCTGTATGATTTTCCTGCCAATGTATTGCTTTGTGATGCAGGAGATATTCCGGATTTAGTAAATGTCATAGTTTTTTTCTTGTTGTCCCCATGTATATCCGTATAAGAGATATCCAGATCAATCTTAGTGTCAGATATATTTTTTATTGCATACACTGTTTGTCGGTTAAAGTATGAATTTTTACAGGATACAACACTTTCTGATTTGGTGTAATTTCCACTATCTATAAATTGGTCTGCAATATATGCTGAATAAAATCCATTATCGTCAAAAGAAATGAAATAATTGTCACTCTCCCAAACCCCAATAATCGACTTTGGTTCTTCAATAGTTGGTTTTTCTCCATTATCATCACTCGAACAAGCTGTAAATAATGTTACAGCAAATAAAATGTAAAGTAGTTGTTTCATGTTAGTTATTGTTATTATTGAAAAGTTTTAATTCAGATGCCAAGAAATCACCCTCGTGATATACTCCACCACCGGAATAACAGCTATAAGTATCATTGTTAGAATGAACGTTATCTATATTGATATTCTTTATTCTCATCTGCTTTCCAGTCTTGATATGTACAACAAGATCACCAATCGAAAATTTAGATATTGGCAAATCTGATTTTTCTTGAACTTCAATACTGGGGTTAATCTTATTTAAGTTTCGATAGTGAGATTCTCTTTCGCTCTCATACATTTCTTTTATACTCCGAACATCATTAGTCATTCCCCACATCTTAAAGAATAAAATGATTTGAAGAACCCCGAATACGATAAGGATAATTGCGAGTAAAGTTTCCATGTGGTTTAGTTTTGTTTGTTGCGTAAAGTTATGTAAAACATTTGAGAATATAAAAGCCCCATGTCTTTTATAGCAAGATGATCGTATACCCACAAATACCGATGAGTATTCTCTATTATAGCAGTTTTTTTACACCTCTTTTTACTCGAGACGATCCTTTAAAGCATTCGACAACTTGCTCATATACATCATCTCTCAGTTTTCCTAAAATCTGATAGTCGATATCCTCTTTTGTGTATATGGATTTTAATTTCGCTTTAGACAAAATTTTTACCGTTTCGCCATATACATATGTATTTAACGGAAAACCAAATTTACCACACTCAGATACGATATCTCCTGCTTTAAAAAAGAAGCAATTTATTTGAGTTTCTTCATTATTAATACACCCGGTATTTTCTTTTGATATAGAATCTGGGATATGATCTTGCTTTGTTGGAAGTGATGCGACAATGATATCTTCATCAACATCCTTTATAACAAGGAAATATTTCTTTTTACTACCTCCTTCTTCAAAATAATAAGGATCAAAATACAATATATTTTGGGCAGAATACATAATATTATTTTAAGGATTCCATGAAATGAGACGCCTCGAGTATATCTTTATATCTAGATGCGTCACAACCTGATAAATAATATGAGAAATCTATATTTATATCAGAACTGTTCGTTATTCCTTTGTCGAAGAAAAAATCTAAATTATTATCTTTGGCAGCTTTTTTCCATGCTGAATTCTCATTATGCGTATACATAATTAATTCTTTGCCTGTTTTTCTCCCGAATCTAGCCAAAACATATTCAAGTATATCTATATCATTATCACTAAACTCGTCATCGCAGAATTCTGCCGAATCAGATGGATATACATAAACACTATCCATATCAGCCCCTTCTATATTCTGTAATTTGATATAATCTTTAAATATATCAGGCGTACCATTTGAGTAGTCTACAAAAACATCTTTTGCAACCGGACCTAATTTCCATACTTGAAAAGGAATGCCGAAAAATGGAGATTTATATTTCTTAACAGAACACTCTTCTAGAAGATAAAGCAGCTTAAGCATTTTAGTCTTGCCTACACCGTTAAGCTTCGAAGATAGAAAAACCATAGCATTCCCTAATTTGTCTATTGTTTCTTTAGATTGAATAGCCATCGGTTTGATTTTTATTGATTATATTCATAGTAAATATGTTGCAAATTAACGAATAATATTCAATATACACGTATAATATGTATGTAAATTATACGTAATTGTTATGCAAACGTAAACAAATACGGTTCAACTACATAGTATTAATGTATATTTCTATATCGGCTGTCATTGTTAATTGCATTTGTAAAGCGTGTCGTAATACTAAAGGTAATAGATAAAAAATTGATTATTTTTTTCGGCGTCATATCTTCTAATAACTTTTCTATATCTAAGATAGTAATTTTAAATAAGAACTTCCTTAATAAAGAAATCATCTGAAAATTTTAATAACAAACAAAGACATCCTAAATCGGGGTGTCTTTTCTTTTATCAAACAATTCACTAACAGTTTACCTAACTATCCCATTCGCTATATATAAGCTATTAGTTCTATGTACCTTTAAAATAAAAAGATGAACGGAGAGCTATATATCAATGGTAAAGACGCATGGTCAAACTGGAAAGTTAGATTAGATGATGGGTATGATAGCTTGATGTTGCCGGCAAATCCAAAGGAATACACTTCCAATGATATGAGAAGCCAACCCGGAATACAAAGATTCAAATCAAACACCCAGCCACAAGCAAAGGAAGTTCAGTTAGTATTCGCATTCACTTGCGATTCTAAAGATGAATACTTGTCAAATTTCAAGTCGTTCACAGACGAATTGAAAGGAGATGTGACAATTCGTGTTACAGCCTTAAAAACTACGTATCATTTAACAACATCCGACTATCTCAGCCTATCAAGTGGCACAGGATTAAGAGACGGACGTTTGTCTGTTAGATTTAGTGAGGATAACCCCCAAGACCGCATACAATTATGATAAATATAGGAATCAATAATACCCCGAATGAAGAATTTATACTTGATATCCGGGATAAGAGCCAGGTAATTAAAGCACGTATAGCCATCGGTAAAGACGATGTGCATGTACATAAGTTAATGAGTGATCATTATATCGAGTTCGGCGAATTCTCATTGCCGACATTCGAGCTGTTTAAACGATCGGATTATATTATCTGGGAGGGAGAAAAATACATCATCAAAGAAGATTATCAACCCTCCGAAGAAAACAAATTCGAATTTAAATACACGCTTCGATTTGATCACTGGACAACCTTTCTGCAGGATGCTACTTTTTATTATCTGTTGCAGGATCTCGAAGAAGTAGAATGGCCACTGACAAGTAATGCAGCATCACATATGCAACATCTAGCCGATAATGCGAATCGTTATTTCGGTGTAGATACATTCAATGTCGGCACAGTTGAGTTTACAGAGGTAAAATACATCCAGTATGACAAGACTGATGTATGGTCAGCGGCCAATCAGATAGCAGAAACTTATGAGGGCGAATGGTATCTGACCGGTACGACCTTTCATCTGGTGAAGAAAGTGTCTTTCGGTGCTGAGATAGACTTCGAGAGTGAAGTATCTGTTATGAAGATGGAGCGTTCAGAGGGGGATGACTCCGAAAAGTACACACGTATACTCGCTTTAGGCTCAACCCGTAACCTTCCTGCTAATTACAGAGAAACCATATCAGGTGAAGCTGTAGATGCTATCTATCAGCAAAGACTTCGCATCCCTGCAAGCAAAGGAAGTGTTATCGATGCCTATCCGGATATGTCGCCGGAAGAAGTGAAAGAACAACCAGTGATCTTCGAAGACATCTATCCTAAAAGAATCGGTACTATATCGGAGGTGACAACCAAAGAATACACCGATACCAATACTAATACCGGAGTAGTAACGAAGTGGAATGCTTTCAGGATTAAAGATTCCGGCTTGTCATTTAGTAAAGATTATCTGTTATCCGGGGTTGAATTAAGACTTGTATTCCAATCAGGACCATTGATTGGAATGGATTTCGCTTTGAATTTCAATCCGGACGGCTACGATGAAACAGATCCACGTTCTCAGGTATTCGAGATTGTTCGTAATGAAGATTATGGCAAAGCACTACCCAATGACACCTTAAAACCTACAATAGGCAGTGAATATGTAATGTACGGCTTTAATATACAGCTTGTATCTGACTTATATATTCCCGAAGCGGAACAGGAACTATACGACACAGCAGTAGCATGGCAGCAAGACCGGTTAAAAGATAAGTCCGTCTTTGAGTGTCCTACTGTAATGCAATATTTTGCCGATCATGAAATGGATCTGGAGATAGGTCAAAAGATAAAACTTATTCATTCCCGATTTGAGGGAGGTTTCCGTTCATCCCGTATACAAGGCTTTGAAAAGAAACTGATCAATAAATACGAAGCAACTTATACGGTCGGTGACAATGCGAGCAGTTCATGGCCGGATCGTGTAGAAGAAAGTATTAAAACCTTACAGCTTGCCGGAAATACCTATCAGCAAATTACATCGGGTGGTACTATTTATCTGATAAAACAATTCGATCAGGTTGCACCTACTGACTTCAATGCTTATTCAGCTAAAGCATCTGATGCCAAGTATTTGAATAAACAAACAGGCGGTACGGTTCAGGGAGATACAACCTTTCAAAAGAAAGCCACAGCAAAAGAGTTTGTTTCCGGTCAGTTCGGCAATGATACATTTGTACCGGGCATACTCGGTAATGGCTTTCGGTTCTGGATTGAGAACGGATTGTCTTACGGCCAGCTCGATTATCTGACTATTACTCGTGAAATGCTTATCAGTGTACTTACTGTCGCTGAAGTTAAAAGTGTAGATGGGGGGATGATGATATCTTCTGCCAACATGGTATGTAGTAAAGTAGAGGATCTGTCAACGGGATATAAATGTTATTTCGATAATGACAATGGCAATATACCCAATAAATATATTATTGGTGACCAAGCTATGTGCCGACGGTTCAATGGTGCAAATGTAAAATACTATTGGCGATTAGTAATCGAGATCGGTTCTGATTATATCCTATTATCTAAGACAGATAAAGACGGATCAGGCATACCCGAATCAAAAGATAATATCGTTCAATTCGGCAATAGAATAGATACCCAACGTCAATTTGCTATCTATTCGGTCGCTTACGGCGATGCAGGTACTTATTATTATTACGATGTAAACTCATATGACCTAACCGGAAAAGCCAAATCATATATCAATAAGAATGGTGCTAAAATTACAGGTGAATTTATCATTAAATCAACAGGTAAGAGCGTTAGCGATACCATAGATGCTATTTCTTTTGGCGGACGTAATTATGTTCGGAATAGTAAGGAAATTCAATTAAATGCCGGAGCATCACCCTATACATTTTATCCGTTGCTTTTATCGGAGGGTCTGCAATCTAACACAGAATATACTTTTTCTATTGAAAAAACTGAAATTACTTCGGGTACGGCAGTTCCTGTATTTTCGGTTATCGCTTATAACACCAATACAGACCAAGGGGTAGATGTTGGTTTTCAGGTACCTGTATCTTTGGATAAACAGACAGCAACATTCAAGACAGCAACACTACCGAATGACGGTTTTACATTGATTTTATATGCAGGAC